CAGTTGTGATTGTTGGCGTGCCACAAGCCTGCGATTCAATTACTACATTTCCAAATGGTTCAACATAAAGTGTTGGTGCAAAGGTGGCGGTGGCACCGCCCATTAGCTTTGCGCGTTGTTCAGGGCCAACTGAACCGACAAACTCGCCATACCCGCTTTGCTCACCAGGCCCAGCCAAAATGAGCCGTTTGCCTAATCGCTGGCACACCTCTTGGGCAATTCTGTAACCTTTGCGATCAATCAAGCGACCAATAAACAGGTAATACTCACCGTTTTCATCGCCTTTGCCATCGCCTAGTGGGAACATTTCAGGTTCCAAATACCCAGGAATGACGGCATCATAAAACTGACCATCTGCCGTTGTTGGGTTTTTCCACCCTGCATAGATTGAGTGCATCCAGGCATAGGATTCAAACACCCGAAAATTGGCAAACACACCGCCGTAGCCAACGCCAAACTCCACCGCAGTGTGTGCTGGAAAGGCATCGGCGATTGGCTTTTGTGCGCTGCCACCGATTAGGCAGATGAAATCTTTTTGCTCAATGCGCTGGCCGATACCTTCAATAGCCTTTGCATTGAACTTATCCCAAAGCCACCCGTCAAACGGGAACTGGGTGTAGTGAGCTACACCTGCAAGTGCTGCCTCTTGTTGCTTCTTTGAAACGCAAGTAATCAATTCGGTGACTGGTGCTTCGACTTCTTCGCCAGCATAAAGGAATACTTCGTGGCCTAAATCGTGCATCATTATGCAAAAACGGCGCACCTTTTCAGTAAAGGCGCACCCTGCGAACTCTTTTGTTACCTGTGTGTGTGGCAGTGCCACAATATGAAAGCGCAATTGATTCCCCCGAATCTTTTTTATTCTACTATTTCAGCTTCAACTGTTGGTGCTGAAAACTTGCCAGTTTCCTGATCGTAAGTCCACCCGATACCCGCAGGGTTTTCATCTGTGTACTCAATCAAAGTGCAGTTTAACGCCGCCTCTGTTGCTTCCTTATCGTCAGCCATAATAATTGTTTCGACTGTATTACCGCTCATCATTGCAAATGTAGGCATTTGTTCCCCTTAGTAGTAAAGAAAGATGACACCATTGCCACCCGCACCTGATGTGCCTGAGTTGTTAGCACCACCACCACCACCACCACCGTCTCCACCAGTTCCACCGTTATTGCCTGATGCAGCGCCACCAGCACCGCGATAGCCTGCGCCACCACCACCTGCACCGCCTGTGTTAGCAGCCGTTGATGCAGTTCCAGCACCGCCATTAAATAGATCACCCTGACCACCAGCGCCGCCTGTTGCAGTTCCTAGTGGGGTTGCGTTTGCTAAAAATGCACTACCGCCACCGCCAGTAATTAAACCGCGACCACTTGCACCGCCTACTGCGTTATTTGCAGCGCCACCTGTTGTTGCACCACCACCACCACCTGTTGAAACTCCAACAGGGCCAGCAACAACTGTTGCATTAGTAGCAGCAGAATAATTGCCAGTAGTGCCACCTGAACCATAAGAGCCTGCGCCACCAACATTGCCGCCTGGTGCGGCTGTATAACTTACGCCACCATTTGTTCCACCTCTTTGAGTGGAAGTATCAACATTACCGCCTGCGCCACCGCTACCAAAAGTTCCGTTGGATGGTTGAGTTGCAGTTCCACGACCACCAGGGCCACCACCAGCAATTACCATTCCATAAACAGTATCGCCACCATTTACACCATTTGATGCACCACCTGTAACAGTTGTGCCACCTATTCCAACAGTGCAAGTGTTTCCAACATAAGTCCAGCCTTGCGAATAACCACCTGCTCCACCACCGCCACCTGCCTGAGCTGATGAACCACCTGAACCGCCACCGCCAATGCACACTGCATAAACGCGATCAATGCCAGCAGGGATTGTTACTGAGCCTGTTGATGTAATTGTTTGTTGCAGCTTTAAGCCATAAGGAACATCAGCAAATGAGTTGTTGCTATAAATTGTTGTTGCCATTTTTGCTCCTAATAGTAAATGTAAATGATTCCAGCGCCGCCAGTTGAAGAAGAAGTACCACCGCCACCACCGCCGCCACCTAAGCCACCGTTGCCGCCCACTGCTACTGAAGCGTCAAAACCATTCCCCGCAATTCCTGCTCCACCACCACCGCCTGCGCTACCAAGTGTTCTTGTTACTCCCAAACCGCCTGTGTAAACAATTCCATCTATGCCAATGCCACTGCCACCGTTACCGCCAATGCGGGTATTTGTTGAAGTGCCTGAAGCACCACCACCGCCGCCACCGACTAAACCTGAACCGCCATTACCGCTAGTTTGTGTTGCGCCACTACCGTTTGAAATACCACCACCACCGCCTGAAATACCACTTCCACCGTTACCTGCAATACCGCCAGCAAATGTTGTAGCACCACCACCGCCTGCTCCCGCACCGTTAGTGCCGTTGCCTGCATTTCCAGTACTTGAACCTGCTCCTGAAATACCTGCTGACATACCCCAATAATTTGCTGAACCATTTAAACCAGCGCCAGTACCTGCGCCACCGCCGCCTGCGCCCCCTGTTTCAGTTGAAATACTTGTACTACCACCGCCTGCAAATAAATTTCCAAAGCGAGAATAACCGCCATTAGTACCATTTCCACCTGCCGCAACAATGCAAGTGTTTTGTGCAAGAGTCCAACCCCACGCAACACCGCCCGCTCCACCACCACGACCATTGTTTGCACCGCCAGCACCGCCACCAACAACGATTGCATAAACAAAGTTAATGCCAGCGGGGATTGTTACTGAACCTGTTGATGTAATTGTTTGCTGAAGTTGCAAGCCAAATGGTGCAACGATTGATGTGTTAGCAAAAGGTGTGTAGGCAGCGCTTTGCATACCATTTGAAACTGGTGAACCTGCCTCACCTCTGCGGTTTGGATTAGCCACTAGGAAATCCTGTTCACATAACCTGAAATTGTAATTACTGATGCAGTTGCGGCAAAGGCTGCAACTGTGTTGGCTGCAGCTCCAGTGCCTGTTAGTGGCAAACCAGCCACGATCAAAACATCACCTGATTGTGGTGCAAGAGTAATTGGCTTTGCGTGTTGAACTGCGCCAGTGCCACCAAATTGCACTGTGAGTAATACTGGTGAAGTTGAAGTGTTGTTTGCATACAACCAAACCTCATCAAGTGTTGTAGATGAAGTGCCTGTTGCGTGGATAGTTGTGCCAGTAGATGCAGTTGCAACAACAGTGATCGGTTGCCCCTCTGTTGAGCCACTGAGTAATTTCTTTTCAAAAGTTGCCATTGTCTATTCCTATCCGAACACTTGGTTTGCAAGAATGTTTTGGTCATCATCTGTTGGGCCACCGCCACCGCCTGATGAGTTAATAGTTACATCGCCAATTCCACCCGTAGGGCTGATTGTAATGTTAGTGCCTGCAATAATTGAAGTGACACCATTTGAACCTGCAGGGCCAGTGGCACCAGTTGCACCCGTAGGTCCAGTTACACCTGTTGGGCCAATTTCACCAGTGGCACCAATCGTGCCAGTTGCACCCGTAGGTCCAGTTGCACCAATTACACCCGTTGGGCCTGTAACACCAGTTGCACCAATTGAACCAGTTGGGCCAGTAGGTCCAGTTGCACCAATTACACCAGTTGCACCTGTCGGTCCAGGAACTGTTGAATCAGCACCGCTTGCACCTGTAGCACCGATTGGGCCAGTTGCACCAGTGGCACCAGTAGCACCGATTGGTCCAGTGGCACCTGTAGCACCAATTGGTCCAGTTGGGCCAACAACACCTGTTGAAACAATTGCCACAATAATTGCCAAATTGTTTGCAAAGTTTGTTGTGCCTGTTCCACCTGATGTTGTTAGTGTTACAGGAACTTCAACATATCCTGTTTGTAATGTCGGTGTAGCAGATACTGTGAACTTTTGAAAATTGTTAGAATTATTATCATCTTGAATAATAATTACATCGCCTGTTTTGATTAAAGCTAAGAAAATGTCAACATCTATATTATCGGCGTTGATGTGACTAATGTTGATCTGTGTTGCAGAAATCTGTGTGGCATTGTTCCAAATTAAATGCTGATTGGTAGGATTGCCTGTTGTAATTGTGGTTTTTGCTTTGTAAGCATAATAATTTGCACTGCCACCATCGGCACCAGTAGCACCCGTAGCACCCGTTGCACCAACTGGGCCAGTAGCTCCAGTGGCACCGACTGGGCCAGTAGCACCTGTAGCACCAACAACGCCCGTGGCACCTGTCGGGCCAGGAACAGTTGAAGCCGCCCCCGTTGCACCCGTTACACCAATTGGGCCAGTTATACCCGTTGCACCAACTGGGCCAGTAGCACCCGTTGCACCCGTTGCACCAGTTGCACCAATAGGTCCAGTGGTACCTGTTACACCTACGGCACCTGTTGCACCTACGGCACCTGTTGCACCGACTGGGCCAGTAACACCAGTTGGGCCAGTTAAACCTTGCGGTCCAGTTGCACCAGTTGGTCCAACGGCTCCCGCTGCGCCAACAATTGCGTTAACCCAAGCTGAGCCATCCCAGTATTTAAGTTGTGCCATTATTCTGCCGCCTCAATTGGCTCATCGGGGATTTCAACTATTTCAATGATGTTGTCATTTGGTTTTGATGGGTCGTAGCCACCTAGTCCATAAGTAACTGTTCTCATTATGACTTCCTCAATGCAATAAAGTAAGCAGTATTAAATGTTAAGGTTGGAGTTGCAGTAGTAAATCCAGTTATAACACTTACGCTTTGTGTGTAATACCCTTGACCCGTACTAGCATTGTCACTTCCTAATAACTGCGTATGCAGTGTTGATGCGTTGGGAATAGTAGCAAACATATTTACACCTGATAATGATTGAGTATTGGCTGCCAACCAGTACCAGCCTTTAGATAATGACTGGTTGATAGTAATTTGATAATTTGTAGCAGCAAATGTTACATTAACTGTTCCAGCATCTAGCACAACTGTGCTTGGCGCAGCATTGCTATTGTTGTAAATAGCCAAGCGCACTGTTGAGTTACCTGTAAAACCCGACCCTGATTGAATTACCATTCTATCAAATGTTGCAGTTTCAGATACATAGAATGGAGTGTATCTAGTTGTGTTAATTGTAAAAGTTGTGGCGGCAAGGCTTGTGCAGGGTGTTGCATAATAGCGAGATGATACATACCCGAAACCCTCTAAGAAAGCCTGACTAGCCCATTGTGTGTTGTAATCGGTTGAGTTGATCTTAGATAAAACTTGTCCAGCAGTACCGCCTGTTGGCAACAAACCAGCACTTGAAGCTGGTTCATCTGTATCAAGCCATAAAATATCTGTGTTTGCTGGTGCAGTTGTTTGAGCAACAATACCTTCATCACCTGTTGCACCCGTTGCACCTGTCGGACCAGTAGCACCAGTTGGACCAGTTGGGCCTGTCGGACCAGTTACGCCAGGAATACCTTGCGGGCCTTGTTGATTAGAAATAACAATTTCTGCAGGTGTTGCAGTAGTGGTTGAAACGGTGACATTGTTAGGTGTTTGAGCCGTTACCGTAGTTGTTGTCGTTGGAACATAAACAATAGAAGTCATTGTTATCGTGTCACTTCGGCTGAAACTACAAGTTCTCCCTGAACAAGTCGGGTAACAGTGCCACTGCCTGCAACCATTTCAAGATCATAGATATAGGTTCCAGCGGCAATGGCTGCAGTTTGTGCTGCACTTTGATCTAAGGTGATTGTGCCTGCAGCGCCACCAAGAGTGATGCCACCGCCTGCAGTAGTCATTGAAAGCACTGTTTCTGTATCTTCAACATCAACGCGAGCCTGTAGGCGTGCAGTGTAGTTGGTGAGATTTACTGCGGTGCCATCTACTCGCCAAGTCAAAACAAGGTTATAGGTTGAACCCTGCTCAATGCTTAAATCAAGTGTGCCTGCTGCCATTTGTTTTGCTCCAAAATTAGTGGTGGATTACTTGTCTGAATTGATGCCAATGTTCTTGTAGGTTGGGTCAATCCACTTAAAGATTGGTGCTGCAATTGAGCCTAACAAAACTGCATATTCAGGCTTTATATCTGCAACCAATGCCAGCAATACTGTGATGGTTGCAACCCCTATTGAGCGCAAATAAGACTTGAACTCATCTTTGAATTTCTTAGATACTTTGATTGCCATTTTCAGCCCTTCAATCCTGTTATCAACGCTGCAGCTTTTGCAGGTGTTACATCAATTTCAATGTGCATCCAGTCAGGTTTGGCAGTTTTGTATGTGCCACCTGATCGCAAACCATACTTCTTGCAGATTTCAAGTATAGCGGTTTGCTGCTCTTTTGTTAGGTTTCCATCTTTATCACCTTGCGGATGACGGCTTGGCCATATATCAATGGCGGTACCGCTGGCGTGGTTTGAAAGAGTGCCACTGCCACCGCGTACATCTCTGAACGCATACCCCTGCACTTCACCTGGTTCTAACTTCTCAACTCTTTTGTGCCACTCTTTACAAGCTGCAATCAGTAACGGTGCCACCGCCGATGCGCAGCGCAGGCGAACTGGCCTGATGCCTGGCACTATCGTGAAAATCTTGATGCCAATTTCGGCTTGATTGGCACTTGCTGGCCACCCGTTAGATGATTTCATTGCAACCCCCTTGAATTACTTTTTTGCGAGCAAATCCAAAACAATTTGCATCTGTGTTTCCAGTCTATTGATTGAGTCACGCATACTGCTGCCGCCATTGGGTTTAAGTTCGTTGAGGTAATGTTTTACAAGCCATCGAACGCCACCCGCAAAACCGCTAACAATAGCGATTGCAGATACGATCAGCCCAGCCCAGTTTTGTGGTGACATTTGCGCGGTTCTCCCGTTATAAGTTAGTGGTGAGTTGTGCTTTCAAAACTGCGTTTTCTTGGGCAAGCGCCCCGATAGTTTCACGCATATTTTTTAACACTTCTTGAATATCTACTTCTTGTTCCATCATTCCCCCTTGAGTTGATCTATTTCAGCTTTGAGTTCCTTGATTGCCAGCATTAAAAAAACAGTTAGGCGGTCATAAGACAATGAGAATGGATCACCTAGCGGGTCAAGAACAACTGCCTTTTCTAATCCACCGCCAATGTCGGCAATATCTTCAGCCAAAAAGCCAATCTGAGATTCGTTAGGTTCATTGCCAACCACAAAGTCATCATTTGTCTCATAAGTAATCGGCTGCATTAACAAAACTTTGTCTAGCCATCCATCAGTTGAGATGTATTGAATGTTCTTTTTGAATCTTTCTGATGAGGATTTAAGTGCCAAGCGTGAACCTGTTGTAACACAAACAACATCTGTTCCTGAACCTGTTGCAATTCCTGAGTAATTTGTTTGACTGTTTAAATTAATGCTTGAACCGCTGGCGGTAAGATTTATTCCAATTGATGTTGATGCGCCAATGCTGATGGTTGAACTAGCAGACATTGAAGCATTTGATGTTCCAACGAACATTTGTGGAAATGTTCCACCTGAGCCATCGGCGGTTGCGCCTGAGTGCATAATCACACCATTGCTTGAAAGTGGCACAATATGGCCTACATTGCTGCCGCCATTTTTAAATGTTAATGAGTTGCTTGAGCCAACCAAAGATACTGAGTTTGAACCTGCGCTGGTTTGAACCAAGAAACCAGTAAGAGTTCCAGCAACCAGTTTGTCGGTTGTGATAGTTCCCGCAGCAATCTGAGTTGCCGTAATGGTGCCAGTTGCGATATTTGAGGCAAGGATTGTGCCAGCCGTAAGTTTGTTTGCATCAAGTGACCCAGTAGCAATTCGAGCCGCTGCCAAAGTTCCTGTTGAGATATTGCCTGCGTTAATGTTTGAAACGGTGATTACTGAAGCATCAATTGTGCCAGCGGTAATCTTGTTGGCTGAAATACTGGCAAGGGCATTGTTGCCAAGATCATTTGCAACCCAACTGGTACCACTCCAACGATATATGCGGTTGTCATCATCTGTATCAAACCAAAGATCGCCTGCAGCCGTTGCCGTTGGCGCTGAAGTTTGGCGAAATACTTTGTTCTTGCCATCTGCCGTTGTCTGAGCTGCAGTTGCTGCTGACTGGGCGGCGGCAATAGCAGTATCTTGCACCGATACCCAAGCGGTGCCATTGTAATAATACTGTTTGTTGCCATCATCGGTATCAAACCAAATATCGCCTTCGGTTACACCTACGGTTGGCGCGGTTGTTTGGTAGAAGGCTTTTGTTTTGCCATCAGCCAACACAATTACTTCATTCAGTTGTTCAGTGTTGGCAGGCAAAACTGGAATCACATTTGTAACTGTAAAATCTGCAGTAAGTGAAACCGTGATTGGGGTATTTGTGATTTGCGGACATAATGGCATCATTTACCCCCTAGATTGTGATTGAATACGGATTGATGGCTGAAGTTGTATAAGCACACAACCAATTGTTTTGTGTAATTGTGTGAGCCATACCTTCAACCACAAGGTTCCACTGCCGACTTGAGCGCACAACACTTACTTGATCTGATAACTCTGTTGCTAAAAAATCAGGATACAAGGCACCGTGAGTTGCTACTGCCAAAACATTGAAATCAATGCGTTCAACATAGGTTAATGGGTCAGCCAATTTGCGTGACTCATAAAGAGCTAAGTTTTGGGCATTGCTATCGGTTGAAACAGGTGCATCAATAACAGTTTTTGCAATACCGTATGAGGTCACACTTGGGTTATAGCGTGATGTGTATTGCTTGTTTGCATTTCCTCTATTGATAACTGCCTGATTGACTACAAAATAAGTGCCAGGGTTTGTGGTCAATTGAGTGTAACCAACAGTGTTGCTTGCAGTGGTATCTGTAAAAAGCAACTGGGTTGGGCGTGAGAATTTATCGGCTAGTGGCACAAGGGTAGCAACACCTGAGCGTGAGATATAGAAACGACCTGCGATTGCATCAACTGCCTGATAGATCAACTCCATACAAGAGCGATTTTGAACAGTTGCGAGCATCCCAACAGTGCCAGTAAGTGAGCGTGAAGCCCCACTTGGCCAACCTACAATGTCAAGCATACGGCCAACGCGTGTGGCTGCGGTTTCGGCGTTTGCAGCAACAGACAATGCTGGTGCCTGCGCATCGGCAATGTATGCAATGCCGTCAACAAAAGTCATTGAAACACTAGAAACAATGTCTTGATTTACTCTTGTTTCTTCAAGAAACCCGTAATAAAGATTGTACGATGTACCACCGATTGTTGCCACAATGCGCATTTGCAAACCATCGCGCAAAATACTAGCACCGCCAACTACCCACGGACTTGAGCCGCTGGTGTTGTCAGGGTCATAAATGCCTGATGTGTTGTTAAAAACAACAACTGAAATGCCTGCCTGATCGCGCTCACTTTGGCGTGTTCGACCACGGCGAATATCAATTTGAATTACATCGGTTGTTGTAACTGAAGTCCAAGTTCCACTTTTAAGGAATTGAACCGCTACTGAAGGTGAGGTTGTACCGTCAAAGGCTGGCATTATCTATCAAACGCTCCAACAGTTCCAAAGCTACGGCGAGTTGTGCGTTCAATGCCGTTCACAATGGATGTAACTAGGTTTTCTTGAGTAATAACTGAACCAGCATTGTTCACATTGACTATGATTTTGCCGTTTGCATCTCTTGGGCCATACAACCTGCCACCGCCACCGATTGCAATTGAAGCCGAACCTGAAAGCGCCTTTTGGCGTGCTGCAAGTTCCTTCATTGCATTTTCAGTTGCAAGGTCCATAATTGATTTAGTGTTTTTGATTGTGGCAGTTGTGTTTTTAGTAATTGCCGTTACAACTGGGTTTGTTATTGGGTTGTCAATAAAATCTCTGTTGTTTGAGTTACCACGCGGGCTGATTCCTTTTTTGCCAGCAACTGCATCGGGCTTCATCATATTGTTGAGTGTGTAAGCGCCAAGCCCAACTGTTGCAAGAGCTGCAGCACCTAAAGCGATGCTCACACCTGATGTTGCAAATGCGGTTGCAATTGCTGCACCAATTGAGGTTGCTCTTAGCACTGTCATTACTGCGATGATTCCTTGAATTGCCTTAATGAAGGCTGCAATGCGACCCACTACGAACATTCCAGCGATAAGCGCCGCCATACCTTTTATGATGCCCATATTGTTTGCACACCAGTCTGAAAAGGCAATTGCAACTGTAAGCAACTTAAAGGCCATTTCTGCAGCAAGTTGGAAACCTGCAGCCAATTTATCCTTGTTGAGTGCAACGAAGGCTTCAATTTTAGGTATCAACTGTGAAGTCAGTAATGCTACAAACTTTTCCATAACTGGCAAAAGGGCATAACCTAAAGTTTCCAACGCTTCACCAAAGGCAATCTTTAAGCCGTTCATTTTACCTTCAAGGGTGCCTGCGCGAGTAGCGGCGGCACCGCCTACAATCTTTGAAACCTTATCTGTTATTTCGCCAAAATCTTTTGTTGCCAATGTTGCTGAACCAATACCAGGCACAAGTTTGGTAATGGCTCTGAATTGCCCCTGACTTGCTTTGATTATTGCTTCTGTTGCGGTAGCAAGATCAACGCCTGCAAAAGCACTTACATCTAGGGCAGTTTGCATTGCCGTTTGTGCTGCAGTAGTTGAGCCAAACGCGGCAGTCAAACGGCCAAACGCAGGGCGAAGTTCATCATCTACTACCGAAAATTGCTTTTGAAGCACCGTAATGTGTTTTTCTACACCTGCAATTGCGCCATCGGTTGCACCGACAGTATTGCGCAAAGAGTTAGCAAGAAGTGCTTGGCTCTTTTGATCGGCAACGGCAGCCTCAACTGCATCTTTGCCAATTTTTACTGCAAATGCCGTTGCCGCTAAAGCTGCAACACCGAAGGCTTTTGCAGATTTCTTTGCAAAACCATCAAAACTTTTGCCAAGTTTGTTAATGTCCTTTGTTGCAGCTTTTGAACCTTTGTCAGAATACTGCGTGAGAATGCGGGCAACAACTGCGCCAACTGCCATTTGTTAATCTCGCTCTCTGTTTAAGTATCTTTGCAATTCAACTTTAGCATCATCTAGTGCCTTTGCGACATTTGCTTGAATTCTGTCTGCATCTTTATCAACTACGCGCCAAACTACACGGGAAGCCTTGCCGAATCTGTTGCCAATTGTTCGCAGGAATTGCGCACTTGAGCCGCCGCTAAATCCTGCCTGACTTTTGCGCCCAGCCGTTTCAAAGATTGCACCTGCTGCAGACTTATTGAGCAAAGCGCCCGCACTGGTTGTGTAATCGCCACGAACCTTGCCTTGCGCTTTTGTCTTAGTGATCTTTGACTTGATTTCCCCAGCGTTCCAACCAGGCCAACCTTTACCACCACGAGTTTTACCAGGATTGGTTGCATCGGCTTTGCGCCAGCCACTCATAGGTGGTTGTTCGCTGATTAAACCTTTGGCATCGCGCTCTGCGCCAGCCAGTTCATTGTTGATAACTTTGCTGAAGCGTTTAACGGCATCTTTATCAAACTCTTTTAAGGCATCAACAGTTTCCTTGATACCACTGAGAACGATAACTTGTTCAGCCATTGTCTTTAGCTCGTTCCTTTAGATAAACCAGCATTGCCTCAAAAACACCTTCAGGTGCATCAAGTAATTCATTTGGAGAAATACCAGTTTCGCAGGCCACCGCAGCAACCGTATAGGTCAGGCTGTTGCGGTGGATTCGAAAGAACTATCAGAATCCAATTCTGCGCTAACAATTGTATCTAAGTATTGATCGCCAAATAATTTAACAGGTGTGCCACCATTATTTTGAGCATCTACTTGCTGGCATTTCCACGCAAGCCAATAGATATGCTCAATTTTCTGTTGTTCTCCCAGCAACTTAGGCATACCTGCACCAAAGTTTTGTTCAAAAGCAACAATAATGCGTGGCGTTAATTTGTATGACTTTTCAACACCATCAGTTGTCTTTACTTTTACTGCTAATCCATCCATCTTTTCCCCCTTAGTTGATTACGGTGTGATTGTTTTTGCAATTGGGCCTGAGATCGGCCAAGTTGCCGAAACCGTGGCCAGTTCGCCCACGGCACCTGATACCGCCTGCCATTCCGAAACAAGCGCATTGAAGGTGTATTTCGGATTGCTTGCGCTAACTGTAGTGTTAACTGGGCGAATTTCCATTGCTGCAACTAAACCAACAGTTCCATTTGTTGTGGTAGTTCCATTGATTAGTTCTTCAAGTGCATTGTCTGCATAATCTTGATTGAACTCAAGTGTGATTGAGTTGTCAGCAAGGCCAGCAACACGGGTGCGAGCTGCACCAGTTGTTGAAATTCCAGTTGTGTCAATAACATCATAAGATGTTGAAAGAGATACTGAAGTCACATATTGGCTAATGTCATTGCTGGCAAATACAACATAGGCGTTTGTTAATACTAAGCGTGGCATCTATTAAACCGCCTTTGTGATTACGCCTGAGATCGGCCAAGTTGCAGAAATTGTTGCTAACTCGCCCACGGCACCTGAAACGGCTTGCCACTCTGAAACAACTGCAGAAAATGTGTAACTAGGATTGCTTGCACCTACTACTGCTGATGTTGGCTTTACAACACAAGTTACATTTGTTCCAACAAGTGATGAACCAACTGCATTGATTGTTACTTCAGGTGCAGATGTTGCATAATCTTGGTTAAATTCAAATGTAACTGAGTTATCAGCAAGGCCAGCAACACGGGTACGCGCTCCAGCCGAACCCATACCTGTTGTGTCAACCACATCTTCACTGGTTGAAAGTGCCACGCTCGTAATAAACTCACTGAGATTGATGCCGTTGATTACAACTGAAGCATCTGTTAGGACTATACGGGCCATTTATTTTGTTTCCTCTACTGTTGCTGGTTTAGTTGTTCCTGTTTTCTTGAGATGTTCACCTGCAACTAGGGCATCTGCGTTCAGTCCTAGTTCAAGCAATTCTTTGTCTGTAATTGTTTCGCCTTTTTTCTTCGCCTCGAAATTGTCCGAGGTAACTGTGTAGCTCATTTTTCTCCTTATCCCCAAACGGTGAGACGGTAACGGTATGAAAGAAACTCAATATCCCCTGCGGAATAAGTTCCCGCTTCGGCAGATGTGACACGCAAAGTGTTGCAAGCCCCACCAAGAGTTAGATCAGATTCAATTGCTGCCTTGATTGAGTAAGCCCCGCTGCCTGCAAGGTACTTATCAAGATCGTTTTGGCCAGTACGCTCTGTGAAACGCTGAACCAAAACAACAACATCAAGGTTTGCCTGGTCTAAACCACGGGCATTGTTCAAATCAAAGGTGAAATCCAATTGGCCAACAACTGCAGCGGGTGCAACTGGCACGCTTGGGATAAGGTCATAAACACGCATACCCTTAATCGTCTCTAGGTTGGCTTTTAAGCCTTCTCTGACTTCGCTTGGCAACATTACTTAGCCAACCCATTATTGCGGCGCAATGGGCGCAATAGCGCCTCTACATCGGCATCTAATTTGGCTGCTAAACGCACTGTTCCAATGTCGGTTGAACCTGCAATGCCAAATGGTGACTGGCGGCGCAAGAATAGGCGGGAAGCCTGAATTTGAGTTGCACTATTCACTTCAGCGGGTACCGCTGACCAGCCAAAGATTCCTTTAAGGCGTACAGATTGTGGCAAGTTAAATGGGAAAACATAAGAACCAACGGCCAAGATTCTGCTCATTGGCCAACCGCGTGAAGGATTGTTGACTGGTTCAAACATTGAATCGTCACTTGTCCAAACGGTGTCATAGGTGCGGTTGAAATTGTCATCGGTTGCGATTTCGCTGATGCTCACAAAGTCATCAGTTGGCAAAATCCAGTAATCGCTTGGTGTGTAGTAACGGGTGGCAGGTGTGCCAACAGTTCCATCCTTGTAAAAGAAACGGCCTGTGTAATCGTCAATCATTCGGCTGGCAGTTGCAATGGCAATTTCAATTGCAGCGTTATCCATTGAATCTTCAATGTTGAGTGCTGCCTTTACATCGTTGAGTGTGCAATAGCCGTTAGTGATCGCCACGCTTTGTTCTCGTTTCTACTTTGGGAAGCATTGCGCGTTCCAGTTGTGGAACGGCGGTAGCGGTTTCCTTTGATTTTACCTTAATTCTTAAAATTCTTTTTATGCGTTCCATATATCGTGCTGCCGATCATCTAACCAATAGCTCTTTGAGTGAGGCAGTATCGCGCCAGTGTGAACATAGATTGGAAAACCTAATGAACGAACACGGCGGCAAAATTGTAAATCTTCGCCAATCCAAATGCCGTCAATTGGCCCATCCCAAAACCAGCACCAACTATCGCCCTGGTGTGGGTCGGCTTCATCTTGCATCTTTTGCAACACGCTGCGGTGGATTAGCAAACAACCAGTTCCTGCGGCATCTACCTGAAACAGTGAATCTTTGTCGTAATTGTTAAGCGGCAAGAAACCTTCAGGGGCATCTTGAAAAATTGTTGGCACTGGTTGCGGGTAAGGCTGGCCAATTTCAAAACTTGCAAAGACAAGTCCAGCAATTATTGGTCGCGCCGTTTCGTGTGCCGACTCAATGAGTTTGTCAAAAGCTGCAACTGACAACTGCTCATCTGAATCCATCATCAAAAGCCAATCAGAATTGGTTTCTAGGAATTGCTTAACCAAACGATTGCGTTGTTTTGAAAGTAGCCCTGAACCCTTAACGCGCACAAATGGGCCAAGTCGTGATGATCGTGCCTGCGCCAACTGAATCAAACTAAATGCAAACCCGCCGTTGACATTGCCTGGGTCACAACTACCGATTGAAACTTTATGTGCTGACTTCATAGATTCCCCCGAATCATTTAAGAAGTAAGAGGCGGGTCAGTCGGGGGAGAAAAACCCGCCTCTTACAATTTGTTAACTTTCGATTAGAAAGTTGGTGCTACTAAACCAGTTCCGCTGATAATTGAAGCGGCCTTTGGATAGCGCTCTGCGGTGAAGGCACCAAAGCCATACACAACAGACTTGATCTGCAATGAACCTGGTGCAGTTGCATCAAATGACAATGCAAACGGTGAACCTGGTTGCTCCCATAGGTGCATTTCAGGTGCTGCTACGCAGTAGATTTCATCCTGATTTGTTGCTGCGCCGTATGTTGTTCCAACATTTGCATCAGAAATGATTGGCAAGCCCATCATTGAGTAACCTGAGTTTGCATATGCTGCTGCGCCTGCGCCTGCTGCTGAACCGTTCATTGGTCCTTGTGCGTTTGGCACTACCAATGGGCGGCCTGTTGAATCTGTTGCTGCTAGCAAAAATGCTAGGCGGCGTGGGTGCATAATCCAGTGTGTTGGTGTCTCAAAGACATTGCTCTGAATCTGCTGAATTGCATCAGCCAACTTTGGATATAGAAGTGCAACTGTTGGTGTTGTTGCAGTGAAAGTGATTGCGTTTCCACCTGCGTTGCGGATTCCCTTGAACTGGCCGTTTGAGCCTGTTCCGTTAAGAACCTGAGCATCAACTGTTGTGTGCCAAGAACGGATGAGGTCAGCGATTACGAATGAATCAATGCCTGTTCCGCGCTCGATTGCCTGGCGTGATAGGTCTTGCTGACCAGCGATTGTGCGTACTGGAACAGAAAGTAGTGTGTCATCAGCATCCGTATTTGAAACTGCAGTGTTCTGAGTTTCTTGTACGGCTGTTGATGTACCTGTTGTCATACGAGAAATCTCAAGTGACATACCTGCTACTGGAAGTGTGTGCTTTGCAGTTGCAAAGTCTGCAGTTGGTCGGCCTGCGCGTGCAAATGGTGCAGCAAGGTCAACTAGGTACTGAGGAATTACCAAACCAGCAAAGTTAGATGTATCAACTGCGCGGCGCTCAATTGATTCTTCCTTTGTGTGGCGTGCTAAACGCTCTTGTGCGTTGTAATCTCCACGAACCTGTGCGTTGAAAACATCCTTAACGAATGAAACTTCAGCTTCAGGGTTGTATGTGCGTGCTTCGCGTGTAACTGTTGCTCCGCCGACCTTTGGTGTGATTACTGCTGCAACAGATGAGCGCATTTCTGCAACCTTTGCATCTGCTGCTGCCTGTGTTGTGAACTTTTCGATCTTTGCATCTAGTGCGCGTGCTTCTTCTACGAGAGCATCAACCTTATCGGTTTCCTCTGTAGTTAAGTCGGTGCGAGATTCTGCGGCTACTGCCTCAAGAACTGCATCCATTTCTGCCTTAACTGCATCACGGCGCTCTACTACATTGTCAAAATATGACATAGTGATCTCCTAATGAGTTGTTTGAATGTGGTTTGAGGTGGTGGCGATATTTTCCACGGCGCTTTCAGGGTGTGGGATTCGCTCCGACTTCGATCTGCTACTTGTGCAGCAGAAACTTATTTTGTGTTGTTGATAATTGCTTGGGCAAGGCGCAAGGAAATTGAACGGCCTGCGGTTGTTGGCATATCTGTTGGCTCTAACTCAACAACAGGTTCTTCAACTTCAACTTCAACTTCTTCTTCAGGCTCGCCACCTGTAAGCATTGCCATCATTTCAACGGCCTTCATAATGTAATCGTGGCCTTCGCTTAAATCTTCAAAAATAGAATTTAAAACAACCAAAGATTCGCCTGTTACTTCGCGGCCTTCTTTGACTGCATCAATTGCCTTGCGTAGTGCTTCGCGTGCCTCAACACTTGTTGTTGGGTAGGCAGGGTATGTAACCACTGAAACATCTCCATCTGCTAGTGAAACTTCAGTTAGCGTGCGAACTGAACGATCTTCATTCCACTTTTGGCGAATAACGCGAAAAGCAAAACTCATTTGGTCAACATCTCCGCGCTCAACTAACTTGTAAAGGTCGCGGCCTTCGTTGGTGTCTGCAATTTGTGCATCCATATACAAACCGCGATCATCTTCAGTTAGTGTAAGTGTGCCGTTCTTTGTGCGAGCTAGTGGCAAACCTTCGTGGTTGATAAGCAAGCGCACATCAGGTGTCTCGCTCAAGGTCTTACGAAACGCGCCAGGGGCGATTGTCTCAATAAATGGTAGGGGAACGCTGGCATCATTGAACACTGCAGCGTATCCGCGAAGTGTCATTGTGCCATCTTCGGCTTGTCTTGCTTCAACATCGCGCACTGTAAATGTACGGCGTTCAATCTTTTTCATTTTGCTCCTTGAGTTAACTTCCCCGCCTGGTTCAATATCTTCAGAAATTGAAACTGCAACCATCTGATCTATTGCATCTTGCTTGTTATCGTGGCAAGCAACTGTTGTATAAGAACCATCTGATTCTTGTTTTACCGTTGCCCATCCTGAACAATCGGATTGATTATTGCTGACAAAGTAAGGCATTATTTGACCTCATAAACTGCTTCAGGATTTTCAGGGTCAATTGTTGAAATCTGTTGCAACTGACTTGAAGGCAAACCAGTGTGCTTCATATCAGGCAAGCCAACTGCCTGTGTTACCGCTGCTGGGTCAAAGCCAACTTGAATCAATGCTGCAGCAATTTCGGTGCGTAGCTTTAAGCCAACATCCTTTGCATCTGCTGCATCAATGTTTTGTAGTGGAACGCGGTACTGATCGCCAGCCTCAATTGGTGCCATATCTTCGTAAGCGTGAACATCGTTGAGTGAAAGGAAACCTTCACGCAATCCCTTTGTGTACGCATCGTAACGCTCATTTGTTGTGCCACGAAGTAGTGCATCCAAGTTAAAACGGATGAAACCATCAGGTTCAGGCAACAATGCTGACAATGATTGCTCAATTCGCTCCAAGATTGGGCGCAATGAATACTGAACAAATGAAAGATTTTGTGCTTCAACTGATGCGTAAGACATAGCACCCGCAACTGGGTGGCCAAGTAGCGCCAATGGAACACGGTAAATGCGGGCAATTTCTTCCACACTAAAGCGGCGAGTGTCTAGCAACTGCGCATCTTGAGCGTTAATTGTTAGTGGCTTGAAAGCTGCACCACCTGAAAGTATGCCGATCTTGCCAGCGCGGTACGGGCCAGTGTGGGTAAGGTTCCAATCACGGCCAATGTCTGATGCCTGTTCTTCAGTTAACTCACCTGGCACTTCAATGACACCGCCAGGGTTGGCAGCGTTGCCAAAGTATGAAGCTGCATAAACATCTGCTGCCATCGCTGAGCCAAGTGTTGTGCGGCAGGCAGCAATCGGTGAAAGGCCGTAAAACTCACCTGGTAAACGGAAATCAGGAATGTGCAAAAGTTCTTTATCGGTTAGGCGTTGCTCATAAACGCCTTGTGAGTCTTTAATCTTTGCATAATAAACAAGTGGTTCGCCTGGCCCTAAGCGTTCAATGCGGATGTTACGGGGATTCAAAACATATAGTTCTTGAACATCGCCCATATCATCGCGCACTGTCAAAAGGTAAGCGTTGCCATCTAGTTTGAATGAGGTAACAATCTGCTCATAAAACTCAAGGCGTGTTGTTTCAGGGTTTGGCTTTGTCACCCACGCTGGTTGATCGCCATAAACTGATGTGTATGAAAGGCGCTCACGGTCACGGCGCACATAAGCACCGACTGGCAAAGAGGAAACTGTGTCTGCCAAGAGGCGCACGCAAGAATAAACCGTTGACATACGAATTGCAGATTCAGAATCTACAACTACGCCAGCAACTGAACTGAAGGCTGGGCGGCCAGGAATCAATGGCTCAATGTATTGGTTATTCATTGAACGCTTACTGCCTGAACCTGCCAAACGCTTTGATAAACTCATTAGTTAGCCTTTTCTGTAATCCATACGAGAAACACACCTGAAACAATCAATGCAAGAGGCACTGAAATCATTGCAAGGCCAGTTGCTGCAAGGGTTACGCCTACAACTTCAACTGCAACTGAAAAATCAATCTTCTTCATCGCACTCCCTATACCTGAATTGAAAAGAATCTAGCAACTGGCGCTGGCGGTTCAGCGGGTTGTGTTGCTCTGTCATAGCCAAAGATTGATGCAACCGCTGCATCTACCTTGCGCCTACTACTTGCTTTGGCAACCATAACACCACGGCTTGATTGTTTTGTTACGCAGTTGGCAATATGGCGAGCAAGTCTTTCATCTCCATCGTGGGTAAATGATTTATTCACCACGGCTTCATAAAACTTTTGTGTTGCTGGCACCATATTCTGCGCACTGTTTGGATAAGAGACAACTGGCAAACCTTCTTCATCCAAAACCATAAATGTTCGCTGCCAGCGTGCAGGGTCAAAAACAATTTCTTTTACATTGAACCGATCATCGCGGTATGTGTCCACAATGACTTGTTCAACTTCAGCAACTGGAATGTGCCAGCCCTGTTCGGCATCATCGGGGCGTTCCCATAAGCCAACAACCATCAAGTGTGGCTTTTCGCCACCTAATAGCCAAGCTACAAGGGCCGTGGAATCATTTGAAAATGCGCCGTCAAAGGCAAGGATTACATCTTCGCCAGGTTCGGGAAATCTGTCTTTATCTGCAAGTGCTTCCCAAGCACCTGTTGGCAACCACGCAACTGAAGTATTTACAAAACAGTTCAGGCGCTTAGTTCTAAATTCAGCTTCGGGTGTACGCAACACCGCGCTTTGCATTTCCTCTTTGTCCACAATATCTGAAAACCCAGGGTTGGCTTCAATCCAAAGTTCTTCATTGCGGTGATCGGCTTCAGGTGTTGTTGGCTCCCACCACGAAAAGAAAAATGAGGGGTCTTTTTTCTCACCTTTAACAACCTGTTGGCCGTACTGATACAACGAATAGCAAAGAGAATCTTGGCCGTTGCTTTGTGTCTTAACACCTGCAGTTGTGATGCCAAGAAGAAGTGAGTCGGCTCTAGCACCACCAGCAAGTGATAACACATTCCATAATTCCCACGAAGGCTGGGCGTGAACCTCATCAAAGATGACAAGCGGTGAAGGGTTCAAACCTTCTTTTGAATACGCTTCGGCAGACAGTACGCGGTACACGCTGCCTTTATCTTTGAACTCAATCGCATCGCGGTAAAGCGTGAACATTGATGATAGTTCTTTATCTAGTTCAATCATTCGCTTTGCAGTTCCAAACACAATGCGTGCTTGGTCGCGATCTGCTGCGCAAGAATAAATTTCTGAACCATTGCCGCCGACTGTTAAACCAGCAAGCCCCATTGAAGCTGCCAGCGCACTCTTGCCGTTTTTCCTCGACATCCCCACCAAAGCGGTTCTGTGACGAAATCTCCCATCTTCACGGCGGGCAAGAATGTGCTTCAGTAACTCTTTCTGCCATCCACGCAGTTCAAGCAACTTGCCTGCAGGTGAGGCTACTGAATCCTTTGTTACACGGCAAACGGCTTCGGCAAAGTTTGCATACAACTCGCCATCACCGCGCATTTGATCTGCAAGTGGAACTTCAGTAAGCCAACGCGGTGGCCAACCAGCAATATCAGCCATTCTTTTTTTGCTGCTCTAACAACTGGGCTAACTTGCCCTTTGTCGTTACTTCAGCAACCCCCAACTTACTGCGATCAACTGGCGTTAAGCCAAGCAATGAAAGCAATTTTACAATGTCGTTTTCAACAGTGTTCAACATTCCAAACAAAGGGTTTGCATAGGCATAGCCTTTGTCGGTGAAAAGCACATAGTCAGTAGCGGCTAACTTTTCTTTCAGCTCGTACTTCTTATCCATCTTTTCACAAAGTTCAATGAGCAACTTGCCATCGGTGTTTGCAATCCACGGTGCCATTGCTCGCACATCTGCCCACATCTTTTGGCCAGCATCGCTTAAATGAAGTGGTGCATCGCCTTTGATTGGCGGCAAGGAAATAACATTTTTCAGATCGGGCAACGGGCGCTTGCCTGGGTTGCCTGTCTTTCGTTTTTGTTCAGTCGGCTTTGCTGGTCTGCCTGCCATTGTTTCATCCATTCGCTTCAGTAATCTAACGCCCCCGTTAGTTTGATTGCCTTGCTGATTGGTAGAAAGCCAACGACCTTTTCAATCTGCTCGCTCTTGCCAAAATCAGTTGATGCTGGCATCCAGTGTGTGTGCCATTCAATTTGCTGCAACGATAAGTTCCAGGCATAAATTCCAAGCGGTGTTGAGTTGATATACACGGCGTTGTAAAACAGATGTTCAGCTTTGGCGATCAGCGCATCAAACTTTTTCTTTTCAATTGTCATTTCGTCAGAGTGTGTGCGCCTGCATTTGAGTTCAATCACCAGCCGCGATTCATCGCTTACGCAATCGTGCGTACTGAATTTGTTTTGGCTTTTTTTCAAATCGCGCAGGTAGTTAGTTTGCAAAAACTGCAACAGTTCTAATTCGGACATTTGCGACAAACCCCCCAAATCCCATTTTGCGGAACTCTGCGT